GGGGTTTGGGGGCTCGGGATGTGCGTATTCCCCTCTCAGAAAATTGTGTCAAATTCTCGGCACCTCCCTAGGGCGGAGTCTTTTCGCGGAGCCCTAGGGGACACAATAGTTAAAAAAGCGGCTAATACCTGTGTTACCTGTTGCCTACGGTAACACTTATATGTGTATGTATGTGTATATCCTGTTAAGTATGTATAAGAAGTATTATCATTAGGTACATTGAGCAGCCCTTTAGGAACCTTTAGTCATCCTTAACACCCTATAGTATACTATAGATATGCAAAGGGGGCGGGGGGTATCTATCTCCTCCGTAACGGTAACAGTGAGAACACCTTAGGAATCAATGGGTTACATAGCCCCATTTATGGGGGTAGCAGAGCGTTACTTCTCCCTGCTTATCCCCCTTCCCAGTTACATATAGCTCAGAGGCTCTGTATGGCTCTCTAAAGGTCACTTCCTTCAGGGTAGGCCATCGCACAGGCTAAGCCCCCAAAGCTCCCTGAGGGCTCCTGAAGAGCTCCTACGCAAGCTAAACGGTCTATTCTGACCACCCAGCTCTTAGGGATGGCTATACAGGCTCCACCCATGTCCTCGAAGTCTTCCTCAAAGCCATCGTCTATCACCCTAGAGCGACACACAACTACCTTATCGTAGTCATTAACAACTAATACGCCAATTTCTTGACACTTAGCTAAGGGGGCTGCCTGCATTTCTTCTAGGCTTTGCCACCCTGCGTTGGTTTCTTGGGCATCTATCCAAGTAACCCTTACCATTGGGGCGTTTTTTAAGTCCATGTTAGTGAGCTCTTGGTTTGTGAGTTAATAAAGTTCTCTAGATCGTGCTGTAGACGCTCGGCAGCTAGTGCCTGCATCTGTTCATCCACGTCAGAGGCCATCTGTTCTGTCCAGTAAGCTACAGCCATCGCTAGGGCATCCAGTCTATCGTCATGCTTGAGAGCACCACGTAGGGCTGTGATGTGTGTCATCTGATAGGTGAGCATATACTGTGCTGCCTTCTCAGGTGGTAGACCCTGTACACTATCGTAGTCCCCTTGGATAACCTTGGGATCAATTATGAGCCGATGTTGGTTCATTATGGGCTCTAATGTGTCGATTATGCGTACTTCTTTCTGTTGGCTGTGTCGGACTTCCTCCAGACTTACGGGGTAAATCCTACGTAGGTAAGGCTTTAATAGTTCACTAAACATACCGTCACCAAAGTTAGATTCGACAAGTACGTAGTTTACTTTGTGGTCTTTTGCTATGTTAGCCAGCTCAGTTAGTGCTGATTCTTCATAGCCACCCTTGATTCCCCCGCAGGCTGGGACGTATAAGAAACCGTTCAGCATCTTAACGACAGCATAAGAGGTTTCATCCGCTCCTCGACCAGAGGGATCAATGGCTAATACTGATCCAGAGAAGTCCTCGTAGGAGCCCTCCAGAGCCTCTGGGGCGTAGAAACGATCTCCCCTAAGGCCTACGTTAGGTAAATCATTTAAAGGCCGTGAGTGGCCGTACATGGGCTTCTCGGCTGCCTTATCCCTATCTATTGGCATGACTATTAAGTCTGACAGCTTGAGAGGGTATTTATCAGCATCAGATAGCGATGTATCTAGCTGGAACTGCATAGCAAAGCCACTGCGTCCGTAGCTAAGCTCTCGCTCCATGAGATCATCGTCTGTAAAGCGTAAAGGGTCTGTTGAGCGCCCTATAGACTCCTTAGTAATACCTTTTTGGATCTTAGGAGCCAATCGGTCTCCGTAGCTGTCTCTAGCTTTCTCTAGACTAGGGAATCTAGCAGGCCAGACACGCATCTTGTACCCACGGTCTGTTAGGGTGTTGTATAGGCTCTGTTCAGTTTGAGGTGTGCCTAAATACATGATCCTACCGTTGGGACTCAGTACCGCATCAGCTTCCTTTACAGCCTCAGCGAGTCTTTCCCGCATAAGGACTGTCATGGAGTTGTTGGGTACCTCTACGTCATCGAGGATAATAAGGTTTGCACGAGAACCCGTAAGCTGCCCTGTGATCCCCACGGACTTAACCGAAGGGGAACCAGAGGCTTGGCTTGGGCCTACGTCAAAGCTGACCTTACTCCACCGTTGTTCGTTAGAGGCCATCAGGTGCGCCAAGATAGGCACTTCCATGATGAGCCGCTGGGCAAAGGTGCTGAAGTCATCTGCACGTTGTTTAGAAGCAGAGATAACCATTATCTTGTGTTCAGGATCATTAAGTAAGATCCACGTAACATAGGCACAGGTGAGGTAGCTCTTACCTACCCCCCTGAATGCCTCAATTACCGTCCTAGAGCCACCGTTCTGTAGGAAGTCACAGATGTCCACTTGGACTGGGGTGGGCTCAGGGAGGGCTAGGTGATCCCAGATGAGATACACGAAGTTCGTGAATCCCCTAGGGTTCTCTGATGATATTCTATAGTCAACTGACATAGTTTATCCTATTTCTTATCGCCACGGTTGGCTTTCACCGACCGTATCTTTAGGTTAGAAGGACTGTTGTCCCTCGCGTTGCCGTTCTTGTGGTCTACATCCTTACCAGCTAGTTTACCTTTGCCGTGGATCTTGACCATGTTTCTGCGAGCCTGCTTGCGTCCGTCATTACGTCTGCGTTGCTCTGGCTTGCTGTGGTACTCTCGGTACTCTTTATCGTAGTCTCTTGGCTTAGCCATGGGTGCTCCCATTTTATGTACTAATGTTGTTATTAACAAAATCAGCTATTGTGCCAGTGCCGTCATCTAGTAAAGAATTTGATAACCCAGCAGTTTTTGATTTTAAATTATTCCCTATTAGAAGAGTATTTGTTGCCCCAGCATCTATATCAATACATTTAGAATTGCTTACTCCTCCTGTTAAGTCAATAGTGTTACCGCTAATCACAAAGTTTGAACAAGTGGTTTTTACGTTTATACCATCTTGTGAGACTTGCGTGGGGACATATTTAATTTTATTATTACTCACTGTACCACCATCGTAACCAACAGGACAAGCAACTCCTCCAGCAATAGTGTTTCCATTAACATGCCTAACATCAAAGACAGCATTCTGAGGGAATATTGGCGCAGACCTTGTCTCTAGCACAGAATTAGAAAGTGAATACACACCTTTTATACTTGCTGACGTAGTTAAAGATCCTTTAACAACTACATTAGATATTGTTGAAGTAGGCGATCCAGAGGTATCCTCTATTTCTTCAAGATTGGTTCCACCACAGTCTACAAAAACTCCAGATGATACATTTATACCAACACCTTCGAATATCCATATACCACGAGTACACGCTTTAAATATATTATTAGAAAGCAATGCGTTAGACATGTTTAGCATCATACCACCCGTAGTGCAGTTGGAAAATGTATTGTCACATATAATCCATTCAGTTGTCTGAGGAGGTTCACCATCTATATAGACCCCGTATCCAGTAATGGTGTCTACAGTGTTACCAATTACAGTCACATGGTGAAGGGGCTGGCTACCTAGTCGGCCGATGCCATTACCACACTCAACAATATTATTATTTGCTATGGATATTTCAGAAACAGAAGTACCTGTAAACGAGCTATTTATGTTAATTCCAGTATCACCCATGCCTCGTATCTTGTTTCCTGTGATACTAATATTAGAGATAGGGGCTAGGTCAATAGACTCCAAGTTTATGCCTTGACTACCTTCAAACTCTGAAAGAAGTCCATAAGTTTTACCCGCATCTAGTAAGTTATCAGCCACTACTATATCTTCACAACCGTGTTGAACAGTAATAGCTCCGCCCCCAAACGACATAGAAGGTACATGAGTACAAGTTAAACCTTTCATCGACCCCTGTTTTACATAGGAAAAGTTAAAGGCTTCATCTCCTATTGCATCTGCCTTGCAATTAAGTATATGAACATTGCGGCAGTACTGCACAGTTACTGCATGAGTTTCTTCTACTTGGTTGCCGTAAGTTGCGTTATTCGCGTCTACACAACTGATCTGGTAACCGTCACTGGCTGAGAAAGTATCAGAAGATCCTGCCACTAGCTCGTCAAAAGTAACAGTATCTGCCGTGTTGGATGAAATCTTACCAATAGCACCTGGAGTTGTGTTAGCAATATAGAAAGTAGGTGCCGAACCTACCGCATTGAACTCGGATGGAGTAAAAGCACCCGTATCCGTCATCGTGGTAGTAGAACCTGAGTCCGCTGTGCCTAGAAAATTGTTTCCTCTGGTCTGGTGGACAAAAGGATCGTCATCAAAGAATCCAATGTCTTCGATACAAATGTCACTAGGGTAGATAGCTACGTTCTCAGCGCCTGAATTAGCGGTCTTGTAATTTTTAGCGTTGTTTGAAAATATCTTTAAAGTGTAGTAGTTATTGACGGTGGCATTGTGCCATACTAGCCTAGTCACCCCAGCCCCTTGTCCTTTAATGTGCAAGCCCCTAGAGTTATCTGGCAGATCCAGTTCAATGCCATCAGACATCGCATACTCACCCACACCAAACTCTACAGTACAAGGCATAGCTAAGACAGCGGCCTGTAACAATGTGTTAATCTCAGCCCTATCGTCCGTAGACCCGTCGCCATTAAGCTGGTAGTCTGTGACATTAGATCCTGATGTAACCCGAACCTGACCTCTTTCTAAAGCACCAGCAGAACTACTACCACCACCACTACCGCTTGGAATCATGTTGTTTATCATTTATTAACCCCTTATCGAGTTGCTGAGATGTAGGCTTCCGAAGTACCCACAGAAACCGTCACGTCCGTACTAGAACCACTGATACACATAGCATCAGCTAATACGATCTCTTTCATGTCATTAGCAGAGAAAGTCTCAATGACCTCCCACCCAGTAGATGAAGTCGCGTCAGAAGTCTTCAGAGAACCCCATACTGTTACGTTGGTATCCCCTTTGACAACCTGCACTACCCCACGGCCATCTGATCCGTTCATTTTAGGGTTAAAAGCGGTTTGTACAGTTAATTGTGCCATGATAGGCTCCTTAGTTTAAGTTGTTTAAGTCTTCTACCGCTTGGAAGGGTAGACGGTCTAATATAGAGGCTACGGGACTCTCAGATGTAATTACATCCAGCGATCCCCCGTTGTCCTTTACGTACTTAGTAATGACAGCCAGCTCTTGTGCTGTAAGCTCTCCACGAGCCAGCATTGCTAAGAAGTGGTCTGCCAGTACATCATTTAATTGATCTACTTTGTTCATTTCTTTATTACCTTTGCTATTTTCTCACCACTACGTCCGATGACATAGCCCCCTAGACCTACCTGTAGTAACACCCACGCCTCAGCGTTAAGGGAGTTCGGCAGGAAGCCTAAGGAATCCCCGACTACCAGCAGGAGCAGCGTCAGCATTGTGATAGGTCGCCAAGTGGCTACCAGCCAGTGCTCTGCTTGAGCCTCTGCCTGAACTATAGCCTGTTGCCCTGCTAGAGCTTTTGCCTCGTAGTCGAATACTTTATCCATCGCTGCCGCCTGTACATCAAGTAGGTGTCCCTTGGCTTGCAGCTTTTCTTCTGTGCTTGTGTGTAGCTCATCTACGAGCTGTGCAGCTGGTTTAAAGATCCCAGCTATCAGGTCTGTAATTCCTAACATATTAACCTCTCAGTTCTAAGACTCTTATAGCGTTATTAGTGGTTCCAAAGGGGTTTGAATCTACCGTCCATATCCAAGCATGTATGTCTGCGTCTAAGGAGTAGGTAGCCTCGTTCCTGTTTAGTACCATTATGTCTGAGGAACCGTCTGTTATACCTAGCTTATCGAAGGCACTAGCTGATGTGTTCTCTAAGCCTACACCTGCGTATTGTACTTCTAGTTTTACTACCTCAATAAGCTGTCCGTAAAAGGAACCATCTATAGGGGCTGTTACCCCGCCTTTGAAAGTTAAGGTACTGGGGTCTACAGTCCCGAAGGGGAAGAACCCAAAATCATAGCCGTAGTAGTTATTACTACCGCCTAAAAGGGCGCTACCTACAGTTACCATAGCGGTATCTATCGCCATCACTACAGCTCCATAAGTCATAGAGCCTGTCATTGTGCGTAACATTTCATTCGTACAAGGTGATGTCATCCTTTCGTTAGGCATATAGTCACCCTATATTTAGTTTAGCTGAAGCCAGCCTACTAAACTGAGCTAGAATATCCGAGTGGATACGCTGGACGGAGGCGAGGTGTTCCTCACGACCCTTCTGTTCTGCCTCTAGCTTAGCAGTGATGCCCGCTAGGTCAGCCTTCAGGCCACCCATCTCTACAGCTGTAGTAAGTCTGGTTTCGTTACATTCTCTGTTTGCTTTATACTGATTGAATGCCAGCCAGACCATCCCCCCGCACATGGCGAGGAGGAGGCCGACTGTGGTGATATGCTCACCTGCACCAAAAAGCATCTCTGTGAACTTAATCCACGAATTCATAATGCTTTCCTTTTTCTTTAGTTTTCTGTTGCAATGACAGTTCCCTCGTTGGTTACTCCGAGTGTATATTGGGTTCCATTGGGGGATGTAAGAGTTATTCCGTTAGGATACCTAGCTATAGCCTGTGACTTGGTTAATGTACCAGTAGGTGCTGTATCAGCTGTAGTAAAGGAAGCTGAATTAACAACATTTGAATCATTACCTGCTGCATCCCTTTGTAAGAAATGGATGTAATAAACCGTAGATGCACTTAATCCTGTAATAGAGACAGCTTGGCTTCCTGTACCTGATATTGCTTGTGACGAACCAGCTAGGATGTTACCTGATGTATCGGTAGTACCTGTCGTTACTGTGTAG